ATATGACAGCACTAAACCGCAATCCAATTAACACAGATTTATTGCAAAGTACAAAGTTTCAGGTAAACTTTGCAAGACTACCTGGCGTCACATACTTTTGTAATAGTGCTAATCTGCCAGGATTGTCATTAACTGAAATTCCTATGCCAACGCCATTCGTAGATTTGTATCTGCCTGGAGAAAAGGCAATCTACGACACATTTAACATTACATTTTTAGTCGATGAAGACTTGCGCGCATGGACAGAACTACATGATTGGATTAGGGGCGCGACATTCCCAACAAACTTCGAAGAGTATATTAATCTTGCAAGAACACAACCAAATGCAAATATTCGAAGCGCATACAATCGTCCACCAGTATATTCTGATGCCGCGCTAACAATCTATACAAACAAAAACAATGCAAATTTTAGAGTTAAGATGGTTGATGTTTTCCCAACAACAGTTGGCAGTTTGATGTTTTCTTCGGCTGATAGCGCTGAAAATATTATTACAGCAGATGCAACCTTTAGATTCTCTTACTATAACTATGAGAGAATTTGAGTAGTCCTTTCATCTACTACATAGTCTATTATATTCCATTGTAATTACAGTGTCAAATATTGTTAAGGTTGCTTTTATTGCAGGCTTATAGTACAATATATGATCCTAACACTTATGCCTTTATACTATGGAAACACCACCTCTTGAAGAAATAATGCGACAGTGGGAAAAAGACAGTAATGTCGATTCGACTGAGCCTGGTAAAGAAATTCTTCGCATCCCACTTTTGCACAACAAGTATAACAAATACTTGTCATTACACACGCTATCTGCGCGCAAGTGTTCCTTTGAATTTGATAAAACCAAAAAACTCAAATGGATGTATTACAATGGCAAACTCGACCAAGAAGAACTTGATAAACTTGGCTGGGAACCATTTCGTTTTACTCTCAAGTCGGACATTGCTGTGTATATTGATGGCGACGATGACCTGAACAAAATTAAGCGCAAGAAATCTTATCATGAAGAAACAGCAAAGTATTGCGAAAATGTCATGAAAGAATTGAACGCTAGGACATATCAACTGCGTGCATTTATGGACTGGGAAAAGTTCATTCAGGGTGCTCGTTGATGTGTGATGTGAAGGTTGAAAAATTCAATAACATCTATGCACAAGTTAATGCTGATGATGGCATCTTGCAAGAGATGTCAGAATTTTTTACCTTCTCAACGCCAGGTTATCAATTTTCACCTGCGTTTAAAAATAAATACTGGGATGGAAAGATTCGACTTTTGAATCTAAAGACCAAACAAATCTATCTTGGTCTAGTTCCGTATATCAAAAAGTTTTGCAAGGACAGCAACTACACCTGCGAGTATATCGATGAAGAAAAGGATGTTTACCCTGTTGACACGAAAAATTTGGCAAGTGCTTTATCACTTCCAATGGAGCCGCGAGATTATCAGTTGCTCGCTTCTAGCGTCGGACTTACGAAGCGGCGAACTGTACTCATTTCGCCCACGGCATCTGGAAAATCGTTAATCATCTATATGGTGATTCGCCACCTGTTGAACACAGGTAAGAAGCGCGGATTACTCATTGTTCCTACGATTAACCTCGTCACTCAGATGCATAGTGACTTCAAGAACTACTCATCTATCAATGGATGGGATGTAGAAAAGTATTGCCAAAAGATTTATGGTGGTGAAAGTAAAATCCCTGATAGTGATTTGATTATCTCTACATGGCAGTCGATCTATGACATGCCGAAGAAATACTTTGCGCAGTTTGATTTTATCATCGGTGACGAAGCGCATACCTTTAAAGCCAAATCTCTTACATCTATCATGACCAAGTTAATTAACTGTGATGTGCGTATTGGCACAACAGGTACACTTGATGATAGTAAAGTAAACAAGTTAGTCCTTGAAGGATTGTTTGGTCCGACATTTAAAGTTATTTCTACCAAAGAACTCATTGAACGCAAACAATTAGCCAATTTCAGTATCAAGTGTATTGTATTGAAGTATCCTGAGATTGTATGCAAGACTGTTAAGGGATTTACTTATCAGGATGAAATGGCTTTTCTGGTTCAACACGAAGGTCGTAATAGATTCATTACTGATCTTGCATTAAATCTTAAAGGCAATAGTCTCGTTTTATTTACTTATGTTGAGAAACACGGTAAAATACTATACGACTGGATAACTGAAAAAGCAAATGGAAGAAAGGTATTCTTTATTCATGGTGGGGTTGAAGCAGAAGATCGCGAAGCAGTAAGACATATTACTGAACAAGAAAACGATGCGATCATTGTAGCAAGTTACGGAACATTTTCGACTGGTGTAAACATTCGCAACCTACATAATATAATATTTTCCTCACCCACAAAAAGTAAGATTCGAGCATTACAGTCTATCGGTCGTGTGTTGCGTTTAGGTGAAAACAAAGATGCTGCTACGCTATACGATATCGCTGACGATCTGCGTTATGGTCCTTATACAAACTTCACATTGAAGCATTACGAGGAACGAGTGAAGATCTATAGTGAAGAAAAATTTCCTTTCGCAACTAACAATGTAAGGATAACCTAATGCCAAACCAAAAAAAATTAAAGTTTGTCCGTTTTAGATCTATTCCTGATGATATTATTGGGTATGTTACCCATAAAGATGATTGTATTGTGATTGAAATGCCGCTCAGGGTTGATGTTGAAACTATCTTTGAAGAAAATCGACAACTGCTTTTAATGAACGAATATTTACCGCAGTCTATACTTGACATTCAGGAAGTAGAGTTTTATAATGATGAGGTGCTATTAATAGCGCCAGTGAAACAAGAATTCGTTGAGCAGTACGAATATGTTGCAGATTTCTTCTATAGCAATAAGCACAAATTAAGTATTCCGCAAAAGAAAGAATCGAATTCAAAGAATGCAACTCAAATGGATGAAAAAGTTGAGAAGGTTGTTTCTATTCTTGAAGCAATGGCAAACAAAAAGGATAAACCAGTACACTAATTATGGCTAAAAATCACTACATCAATAATAAAGACTTCCTCAAAGAGATGACGAAGTATCGCATATCAATTCGTAAGGCTAAGAGGTTGGGTTTACCAAAACCGCAAATCCCAAGATATGTCGCTGAATGCTTTATGAAGATTGCTGAGAATCTTTCACATAAGCCAAACTTCTTGTCGTATACTTTTAGAGACGAAATGGTTGCCGATGCAATTGAAAACTGCGTGATGTATGTTGACAATTTTGACCCCGCGAAATCTAGCAACCCATTTGCTTATTTCACACAAATAACTTATTATGCATTCTTACGTCGTATCCAAAAAGAGAAGAAGCAACTATATGTCAAATACAAATCAACTGAAACTGCTGGAATACTCGATGAGTTCGAACTCAATGAAAATGAGGATGGAACTTTCCGCCAATTCGAACTGTATGAAAACATTTCCGAATTCATACAAAATTACGAAAACGCTCGGAAAGAAAAGAAAGCCAAGAAAGCCGCAGGAATAGAAAAGTTTGTTGATGAGGATGTAGTTAAGTGAGTAAGATAGCAATACTTGGGGATACTCATTTTGGGATGAGAGGCGATAGCATTGCCTTTCATAATCATTATCGTGAGTTTTATAGTAAACATTTTTTTCCGTATTTGGTGCAACATGGAATTAGGACCATATTTCAATTGGGTGACTTATTTGATCGTCGGAAGTATATTTCTTTTCAATCTCTTGCTCTTAGCCGCAGGTATTTTTTTGATGAGATATATCGGCTTGATCTAGAACTGCATACTCTTCTAGGCAATCATGACATCACATTTAAAAATACTTTGGAGATTAATTCCCCAGAGTTATTGCTTCAAGATTATACAAATGTGTATGTTTACAATGAACCATGTTCATGGAACGGTATCGATATTATTCCTTGGATCTGTAAAGATAACGAGAAACAAATCCTAGAGTTTATTCAAAACAGCAACAATGATGTTTGCTTTGGTCATTTTGAACTTGCTGGATTTGAAATGGATCGTGGCAATATTTGTCATGAAGGTATGGATCCTGTAACATTGAACAAATATGATCTTGTTCTTTCAGGACACTTTCATCATAAGAGTAACAATGGAAGTATTGTATATGTTGGCACTCCAGGTGAAATGACTTGGTCAGATTTTAACGACGAGCGTGGATTCCATATCTACGACACTGAGACTCGTCAGTTAGAGTTTATAAAGAACCCATTACAAATGTTCTACAAGATTCAGTATAACGATGATGAATTGTTTTACAATGATTTGGTAAATGCAGACTATTCTCATCTCACGAATAAGTATGTTAAGATTGTAGTTGAAAAACGCAATAACTCATTTTTGTTTGACACTCTATTGGACACACTTACAAAAGTAAATCCACTAGAGGTTTCAGTCGTTGAGGATTTTTCACATCTTAATGAAAATGTAGAAGTTGATGTTGACCAAGCAGAAGATACAATATCAATTTTAAACAAGTATGTTGATGGTTTGACTTTACCTGTAGAATCAGATAAAATCAAAACTGTACTGCGCGATGTATATAACGAAGCCGTTTCTATGGAGACGCTGTGATTTTATTTAAAAGTGTTAGATATCGAAATTTCCTTTCTACGGGAAATGTCTTTACTGAGATTCCTCTGAATGAAAACGCCACGACGCTAATCGTTGGTGAAAACGGTGCTGGAAAGTCGACTTTCTTGGACGCCATCACATTCTCATTGTTTGGCAAACCATTCCGCAATATTAACAAACCTCAACTCATCAACTCAGTCAACGAAAAAGATTGCGTTGTTGAAGTTGAGTTTGATATTGGCAAGAAGTCATATAAAGTCATTCGTGGCATCAAACCAAATGTATTTGAGATCTATTGCGATGGCGATCTTTTAAATCAAGACGCCAAGGCAAAAGATTATCAGGACCATCTTGAAAAGATTATTCTCAAGATGAACTACAAGTCATTCACGCAAATTGTTATTCTCGGATCGACTAACTTTACTCCGTTCATGCAGTTGTCAGCATCTGATCGTCGCACTGTGATTGAAGATCTATTAGACATTCAGATCTTTTCTGCGATGAATGTGATTGTTAAGAGTAAGATTCATACTCTGAAAGACGAAGCAGCGCAACTCAAGATTCAAATTGATAATACTAAAGATAAAATTGAACTACACAAGAAACATCTTGACGAACTCAAAAAGAATACAAAAGAAATCGTAGACGCAAAGAAACAAGAAGTGACTGAGAACACTGAATCGCTCTCAGCGCTTGAAGTCGAAGCAACTGATAAAGAAACTCAAATTGAGAATCTATTAACTGAAGTGTCAGATGATGATTCAACCAGTAAGAAGTTTACGAAACTAAATCAACTTGAAGCCAAGATTGAAGGGAATATCCAGAAACTCGAGAAAGATATCGAGTTCTATTCTGTAAATTCAACTTGCCCAACCTGCG